TTTAAATCTGCTGGGGAACAAATTATAATTGAGGATTCTCACAATGATAGTGGGGCTACTTTTTTAATGACATATGTTTTACCACTTTTAACAGATGACGTGGATTCTATAAGGGAATTGATTGTATTTTTAATGATACTTATAATGGTTATTTTTTTATTAACGCAATCAAATAGTTTTTACCAAAATCCTGTACTTTCTGCGTTGAAATATAAAACATTTTCATTTAAGTTTTTAAATCCATCAAATGACATCGTATATCCTGAAAGAACATATATAGGGATTACATATAAAACATCGATAGCAGAAGAAGCTGTGATAAAGCGCAAATATATCTCGGATGGAGTTTTTGTTATTTATAACGACTAGAAAATGAAATTCAAAGGAGAATTAAATATGACAGAAATTAAATTAAATGAAGAAAAAATCAGAATAAAAATCCGGGAATATTGTGATAGTTCAACATATTGTGGATTAGAGGCATTTGTTGTTAAAAAAGATTCTCCTAAATTAAGAAGAATCGTGTTTTCTGAAGAAGTAAACAGCCAAGGGAAAAACTTAAGGACGATGCTTAAAGAAATGTTTTTAGAAATTCTTGAGGAGAATTTTTTAGCACATGAATGTGAATATGCTGATGGACATACGTTAGCGGATAATCAGCACAAATATTTAATTTTTGAGCAAGGAGATAATTTCCAGCCTTTTTCGTATTTATGTGATTCAAATGAAATTCATAAATTTGAAAATGATGATTTACAAGATAGCACAGGACTAATTTTTTGCCTTAGAAAAGGAACGGAAGAAATTTGGCTATATCAACATCTTTGGAGTATTATGGTGCCAAATAAAAAGAAGACAAGTCTAATGTCCAGGCTTATGCGATTTGAAAATCAAATTGTGTTTGCTGAACAATGTGAAAGTTTACTTACAATAGCAAGGAAAATTGATATTATAATAATGGATAATCATCTAATTACTAATAATATTTCACTACTTCAAAAGTATTTTGGTTTTCAAGATTATATTTATCAATCTGCACAAAGGACAATTCAATGTATTGTACAAAAGAATATTATTGAAAACACAGAGAAATTGAATGACTATATTGGTAGAGGAAAATCAAAATATGCAAAAAAAATGATGCGTATTGGCTCTTCAAAAGTTTTAGATTTAACACAGGAGCAATTAATGAATAAAGTTAATACATTACCACGTTGGAAAGGTAAATTTAGTTTTAATCAGGATACGCATCAAATTGTGTTGAATACTTATAAAGAAGTAGAAAGTTTAATTGATTTGTTTGATGAAAGATATACCCGCTCAGATGTAACTGATACTGAATATGATACAGATGTGAAAACAGTGGCTCAACCAACAGAATAGAGTTTTGATAAGTAAAAAAGAACAATATGGCAACTGGTTTTATTGGCTGGTATTAAAAAATGTTAATGCGACAAATAATCGTATAATATTACAAAACAGCCTAATCATAAAACCACCTAATAGAGTTGATAAAATTGTAGATAAACATATATAAAACCGAGAAATTTTAATGCTTGTGGCTATATTTACATATAGCCTAAGTATCTCATGTTGAGACGGTATGTTTGCTGTCAAAGGTACAGAAGTAAATAGTGAAAAATGGCTTGAAATAAAGCATTTCTGGGCATTCTGACAACCTTCTGCGGGTTGCCTGGATACCCGATTTTTTGTTTTGTGGGAACTTATCAACTGCCGAAAACAGGGTGCGAGTTGACAGAAAAAATATGGCTGTTTGCGAGTTGACGGAATTACTATCGCAGAAGCGAGTTGATGAAAATACTATCAACATTAAGTGGACTTCACTTCTCATCTGAGTTACAATGAAAGTCCCTAAAGGCAGAACCTTCCATCTTCCCATATCTGCCAATCATCATTTTCTTATCATTTTCTTGTCCGAACGCAGCCGCAGCGGTTTGGATCCCGTGCCGTCTCTGCACACTTACCAAAGATAAAAAGATGTTACTTGTAAACCGTATAAGAGAAAGGAGATTTTGTTGTTCACGAAAAAAGAAGAAAGAATGATGCATGACCCTTATTTTGAGGTCATTAGAGAAACAGACAATTTTGTAGAAGTGCAGTCGGTCTGCACAGGTCATTACTGGAACGTATTCAAAAACACCTTTGAAGCTGGCAATAAGATAACTTTATACCACAAGCACAACCGCAAGGATAAATGGTACCACGAACACCGTTCCTGCAGAACAGTTAGCGATGCAGTTGATCAGATACGTTAGCACGATGCATATGTTCTCGAGCAGGAGAAGAATGCAAAAGAACGAGAGGACATGCTGGCTAATATCCGCAGTCTCAAGGTATATTCCAAGCAAGGAAACAATTCTCAAGTCATGCCGCAGATCATGCTACAAGGCGAATGGCTTCATAATTGTGGTTTCAATCCTGGGGACGAGATACAGGTGGAGTGCCATAACGGTAAGCTTGTGATTACAAACGGATAGAAAAGTGACCAGACTTCTGCGTAAGAGGTCTGGTTTTATTGTATTTGCACAAAAATGTTTTTTCTTATACATCGGAATTCTAACCCCTGTGGATAGAAAAAGTTTGCGAACGCAGAGAAAACGTATTTACAGGGGCTAAGTTTTATGGTATACTGTTATTTGTGTAGGATTATGGTTGTTTAAGCAGGAGGTGATCCGACATGAGAATATCCTACGATAAACTGTGGAAGTTACTCATCGATAAGAAGATGAAGAAATATCAGCTAAGAGAGCAAGCTCATATTAGCAATAATTCGATGGCAAAAATGAGTAAGGGGGATCCTGTTAGTATGGAGATTCTTATGAAGGTTTGTTCAACACTTGGGTGTGACATAGGTGATATTTGTTCCTTTGAAAGTGAAGAAGGTGACAATTGAGTGCCGAAATCTAAAGAACAAATCTCGTATAACATGCGGCAGGTTAAAAATAAGGATTCAAAAATCGAACTGTTGTTAAGAAAAGAATTATGGTCTCGAGGGCTTCGATATCGCAAGAATGTCAAGAAAGTATTTGGTCACCCTGATATTGCTTTTATTGGTAAGAAAATAGCTGTCTTTTGTGATAGTGAGTTTTGGCACGGCTACGATTGGGAAAATCGTAAAGCGGACATTAAAAGTAATCAGGATTTTTGGATAACCAAGATAGAGCGAAATATGCAAAGGGATATTGAGGTTACGGAGACTCTTCAGAACGATGGATGGATAGTACTTCGATTCTGGGGGAAAGAAATTCAAAAGCAGACTGAGAAGTGTGCTGATATTATTCAGAAGGCGGTAGAAGAAAGATGAAGAAAATGAGATCTATTGACTTATTTGCAGGAATTGGCGGTATAAGAATGGGATTCGACCGTGCCTTTGAACAGGACATTGAAACGGTTTTTGTAAGTGAGTGGGACGAGTTCGCACAGAAAACCTATAAGGCTAATTTCCATGACAATTTTGGTATTGCTGGAGATATCACTAAGGTAGAAGAAGCCAGCGTGCCAAACTTTGATATATGCCTTGCTGGATTTCCGTGTCAGGCATTTTCTTTGGCCGGAAAACATGGTGGGTTTGAAGATGACTATCACGGCAGATGCCGAGGAACCTTATTCTTGGATGTTGCAAGAATATGCGAATACCACAGGCCGCCTGTTATTTTCTGTGAAAATGTAAAAGGCTTACAGATGCACGACAAGGGGCGCACATACAAAATCATAAAAGAAACCTTCCAAAACCTGGGAAAGAATACCTGGGATGATGTTGAAGAAAATCTTAGAGGCTACGATGTATATGAGCAGGTTCTTAATAGTAAGGACTTTGGGGTGCCTCAGAACAGGGAGCGTATTTACATTGTGTGCTTTAGAAAAGACTTAGGTGTAAACGAGTTTACTTTCCCGACGGGATCAGGAAAGAAAGTTTGTATCGAGGATATCCTGGATAGAGCACCTATCGATCCTAAGTACTATTTATCGGATGTATATATGCAGACGCTCATCAATCACAGGGCTAGACATGAAGCAAAAGGAAACGGCTTTGGTTATGAGATTCGCCCACTTGACGGAATTGCAGGTACTATCGTATGCGGTGGAATGGGAAGAGAAAGAAATCTGATTGTTGACCACAGAGAACATAGTATGGTTCCTACTACCCATATTAAAGGAAGTATTAACAAGGATGATATTCGAAAAATGACACCGAGAGAATGGGCTAGATTGCAGGGATTCCCAGATTCTTTCGAGATGCCTTTGGCTGATACCCATCTGTATAAGCAGTTTGGAAACAGCGTTACCGTTAGTGTAATCGAGGCTATTGCCAATAATATAAAAGAAGTTTTGAAAGAAAAATTGGGATAATATAAAACCAGAGAAGCAGATTCGGTTTGAACTTACTTCTCTGGTTTATTTTTATTTATTGTAAATATAACCACCCATTGGATATTCCGCATTCGGACGAACCCAGGATATATCCATTCCTTCATTGGCACGAACCATACGTAATGTACGCTCCCAGTCACGAACATTTGCTATGCTCTGTAATTTAAGCGGTTCGATTACAACATTAGGGTAGAGTTCAAAATAGGCGGCCAGGCGTTTACCAGCACTGGACATTTTCATGATTTCTTTGACTTCCTCTGCCTTTGGATCAGAGAAGAACGCCTGCTTACCGCCGTTACAATCACTGCATAAAGTCCAAAGATTGTCAATGGTAGTATCACCGCCAAGCTCGACAGGAATCTTGTGATCGATAACAAGCTTAACGTTAGGAGTGTTGTATATATTAGCACCACAACGCTGACAGGTGCTGTTATCTCTTTGGAGAACAGCATATTTGAGCTTATTGTCAATGGCTTTACGAATCTGCGGTGTATGAACAGGTGTGTCTGAAGTAAGAATATAACCTGTCCTGGTTGCTACAATGTCGAGACCTGTTTCTTGACGTAATGTACGTAAAGCTCGTTGCCAATCTTGAATGCCTCCGGCAACATCACGCAGAGTTTCTCTAGGAACATCTTCCCCAACGTGGTCGAGTAAGTAATCTTTCATTTTATCTTTTGCACTAGCCATATTTATTCCTCCGTTATATAGATATAGCAATCACTGGTCCGGTTTTGCTTTTTGTTCTTAGGGCGATACTGAATGTTCATATCGTGATGCGGTTTCAAATACCTCACTTGTCTTGTCCATTCACGTGTTTTAGCTACTACCGCAAGTCGGTCTACAGGAATTTCTTGATTTGGGTGCGCCTCGAAATAAACCTTCAGGCGATTTTCGGTATTGGTTTGTTTTGAGACCTCTTTCATAACAGAAGCATCTTCTCCAGATACCCAAGCTTGCTTTCCTTCATTGCATTCTCTGCACAAAGCTTGAAGATTCTCTAAAGATGTTTCACCTCCCCATTCAACGGGAACAACGTGATCTGGACTAAGTGTTACACCGTCTTTTGCAGGTGTTCTTCCGCAAGCCTGGCAAGTATAGTTATCCCTTTCAAAAACAAGATATCTCAATTTTTTGCTGATGCTTCCTCTTTTTGCTACTACAGGTTTTCTTTCAGCTGATTTGAGTTTGTACCATTTTCCAGGACAGTTTTCGATGTCATATCCTTCCTGTTGAATCATGTTTCTGACTACGCGATCCCAATGGTGAAGACCATGTGCATGGCATAACTCGTTTATCTCATCAAGAGGGATCTCTCGTCCGACATTGGAGTCGAAGAGCTTTCTTAATACAGAGCTTCCACTTTCTTTTTTTGCCATAAATTCATCACCTCATTCTG